TGCATCCAAAACATACAAAGTTCCCGTGCCACTGCGTATTTCAAATCCGGCCAACGGTCTGAATCTAAAAATGCGTTGTTTGGCCGTAGGAAATTCAAGCCTAAGGTAGTTGAACTGCGCCTGTTGCGTTTCACCTGCAAAGCCAAACGTAAAACCTAGCTCCTGCCAATCGCCGTCACTGTCGGCGGCATCCGCAGCTTTGAATTGGATCGTAAAAAACGAATAACGTTGTTCGCTAGTCGTAATTGTGCTGCTTTCGTAAAACTGACTATCCAATCGCTCGGCCTTTTCGTTTCTAAATGCAGTGCAATATGACGTATCAGCAAATTTGAAACTTTTTGCATCCCTGAAGTTGCATAGGTTCGTAATGCGTAGTCCCATCACAGACCTAAAGCCAAACTCAGTTGCAATGCAGGGGCGTGTATTTGTGACTACTGCCTGCGCGACTCGCAGAATGTGATCTTTACTTGTAGCAGTCTCGCGCTGTGTCTCATCAGTGCCTGTTTTATTCAAATGTCCTGTTGGGTAAATAGTGCATGATCCAGCTTCTGTGATGTAGAAATCAACCTCAATATTTTGGGCGTCATCACCCAGCTCATCCGCTTCAGATATAAACGCGCCTTCTGTTCGGGCAACACATACGCCATAGGCAGTGCCGATTTTGTAAACTTCGCCAACGATCAATGCTTGGTCGTAAGTTTTCTGCCTAGATGCGACTGCATCAGAAACATCTCCAAGGCTTTGTTCCGAACGCACCTGTCTGACTCTTCCATTGCCCCAAACTCGTAGAACTTCCGCAGGGCCGAAGTAGCCCTTCACTCTTCCATCGGCGGAATTGGGCATTGAATTGATGAAACTTTGATCTGTTGCGGTAAAGATGTCGCCGACTTCAACAGGTACATCTCGGTTATCGCTGTCTTCTACTGAAAGCGTACCAAGCGCCCCGGCAAGCCTGGCCCATCTACCGCCATCCCCAGATTCACTGGTTGCCCATCCTTCGTCCATGTTACTACCTATAGCTGTAATTTCGTATCTACGGCCTGCTACGCAGTTGTTTACGTCAACGTCGGCAATCAGAGAGTCATAACTGCTGTCTACATAGAATTTATTTCCTATAATGTAGCTTGTTAAATTAGGAGCGGCGATAAGGTCAAATTCGTCGTCTGTTGTTTGGTAATTTCTATCACCAAAAGAGTTAATTACTTCTTTGTTGGCTTCTGGGTTTTTCTCTTGAATTTGATAACGTTCGCCAGCTTGAAGCTCTGTAAGATCTAACAATTCTTGCGGGTCAATAGCAAGAGTAAGCTGATCGCCTTCATTATATGTAACGCCAGATGTCCCGGCTAACTCATTCCATTCATCTTGTTCAGTGTTGCTTAGTTCGACTATCTGATATGTCTTGCCTTTTTTGCCATTTTTTACTTTCATTTTGTTGCCAAGCGTCTCTGTACTTCTGCCGCTAAACAATTTATATCTGACGTAATCTCCTCTGCTCAGGCTCTGGCTAGTTATGCTGCTTACAGTGCCAGACGCTAGTCCCCCCTGGGTTGTTGCATGTGCAATAATTCCAGACCTTGATGAGTAGTGGATATTCATTTTTTCTCGGCGGCTTAACTGCTCTTCGTCAATCGGACAGTTAATTTGAACGCGGCCATCCTTTGTTTTAGGTTTCATCTGGATACTTACAGCCGGTCGTATTGACGGGTTTATGCGATGAACTAAATCATTGCCAATCAAGCTGTAAACACCAAATGTAGTGTTTGAGCTTGGTTTATGAGTAGCGCAAAAATCAGTTTGTTCGCTGCCACCATAAAAAACACTGAATACATCTCCAGTTGAAGTAGTGGAAGACGATCCACCGCCGTTAGCGCGTTGGTCTTGTTCACCGCTGCGTCCAAACACTCGATCATCTTGGGTAATTCGACCGCCGTCCTTGCTAAAATAAATGGTTACGCGAGCTGCTTCTTCCGTCTGTGAGCTGTAGTTAAACTTGTAATTTTTTAGCGAGTTTGACCCAATTGCCCATAAGTCGTTGTCAACTTCTCCTAAAGTTGATTCACTCAGTAAAAACACAGCTCGCAACATTTGCGACGTGCCGAATGAAATAACTTGAGACCATATCAGTGGCATGTTGACGCGAACGCCGCCAACCTTGGCGCCGCCGATTTCGCGTTTCGTGTAAATTAGGGGGATAATTTCCCCTAGCTTTGTAACTTGCTGTGTTGAATCAAAGCCAAAACGCGGCGCAAAATTAACATTACTTTGAACTGGTTCTTGGCTGATGTCGGTTGTTTTTATTTCGCCCGGTCGCCTTTGTTTTGGTATTGATGGCTTAAGCAGCAGTGATGCAGCGATCGAGCCAAGGCCAATCACAATGTTAATGATGGCAAGCGTTAAGGCAGTCTCACCCCCCGCCACTGGACCTTCAATCGGGTTGTCCTTCAGGTGCTGCCGGGCTGCAGCCTGAAACTCAATGAATTCGTCCTCGGTGATGCCGAGCAAGCTGCACAGGTAGCGATCAGATGGAAGCATGTTCATCGAAATGTTCTGTACTCTCGGTGCGCGACTTTTCTGTTTGGCAGCCAATGCACGCCACGCTTATGGTGCGGGAATAGCAAGCCTTCATCCACAATAATACCTAAGCCCATGTGGGCAGGCTCTTCAAACAATGTCAACGCATATTCCTGCTGCGGACATGGCTTAGTGCGTTCTAGCCACTGCTGCTTCAGTGCAGCCCATTCTCCACGCGCTGCCATCTTCAGCCAGCTTTCGTTGTAAGGCGGATGATCAACACCAGCATCACGCAGGACGTTCCAGGTCATGATCACGCAATCACAAGCAACACCATCATCTGGATCAGCGCCAAACTGATGCGGCAATCCTAGGTAGTGATGCCAACGTTTCATGAGATGCTTATGTTGCCGGTAGTTGGCAATGCGCCGACAAGCCCTTCGGTAATGCGACGATTCGGCACTTGGCCTTGCACTGCATCCAGCGGTGAGATCAATCGCAGTTTGATTGCTGTTGTGTCCATGTCATAGGAGGCAACACGCCAGGTTTCCTCTGAAATTAACTGATCATCTGCAAGGCTGCTGACGTTGAGGCTTACAGTTTCGACAACCAACAGCCAACGCTCTTCAACGGCTTGCTTAAATAAATTGAGGATTATGGTTGAGCCTGCTACAGCTGACGCACCAATCGCCAGCACATTACTGCTCCTGTCACCACCCTTTTCACCACCGCCTGTCGATAGCGCAAACGGCGCAAAGGTGTAAGTGTTGCCGCCTCTGGAGCGTGTGCCGTTAATTGTAAAGTTTTGGAAGTAATACGACGTGTCAACATAAGATGAGCCGCTTGGCTTGCGGAATTTTACATAGTTGCAAAAAGCGTATCCGCTCATGCCAGGCCAACCTTACGTCTTGATTTTACGCTATTCTGCAACGCTTGCAGCGTGAGTGCACGACCGCGTTCAGCAGCCTGCGCCATGCCTTGACGATGCTGCTCAGCGGTGACGTACTCGACATTGTTGATCACGCTGGATTCGTACCGCACATCGATCGGATTTGGGCTTGCCATCATCGCAAGGGATGTGCGTTCCACTTCGCGGATGCGGTTTGTCGTCATTGTATTTTGCTGTTTGATGAGCTGCTGACGAGTAGCTTCATTGCTACGCATTATAGTATTTTGCTGTTTAATGAGCTGTTGACGAGTAGTTTCATTGCTACGCATTACAGCATCTTGCTGTTCGAGTTTGTCGCGAGTAGCGCTATCACGCAGCACAGCATCCTGCTGCTCGAGCTGCTGACGAATAGCCTCATTGCTGCGCAGCACAGCGTCCTGCTGCTCGAGTTTGCTGCGAGCAGCGCTATCACTCATCACGGCATCTTGCTGTTTGAGCTGCTGACGAGTAGCGCTATCACTCATCACAGCATCCTGCTGCTCAAGTTTTTCGCGAGCAGCGCTATCACTCATCACAGCATCTTGCTGTTTGAGCCTGTCACGGGTGGCGCTATCACTCAGCGCATCATCTTGCTGTTTGAGCCTGTCACGGGTGGCGCTATCACTCATCACAGCATCTTGCTGCTCAAGTTTTTCGCGGGTGGCGTTATCACCCATCACAGCGTCTTGCTGCTCAAGTTTTTCGCGGGTGTCGTTATTCGATAGCACCATGCCACTACTGAATGGCATGAACAACTCAGGGCCGCGTTCACCGACGATGTAAGGCTGGTTTGCGTTGACGGGGCCACCGTTGGCGCGAGCACCGAATAGGCCAGCAGCATTGAAGGATGACGGCGAGCTAAATCCTGACGCACCAGGCACGGCTTGATCAAAATTGCCCATATCTCCGAACTTAGTTCCGCCTGACAATCCTGCAAATGCCTTTGCAATGCCAATTGCAATATAGGTTGCGATCATTCTTGCGCCTTCTTGCGCCAAAACCTGACCAACGCTTTTGAGCATGTTGGCAAAAACATCTTTAACTTTTTCGCTGCCTTCGATTAAACCTTGAATACCGTTGACGAGTGAACTTGAAATGGCACTTCCTACGCCTTGAGAAACGTTAATAGCAACTTGCTCAAGATCCTTGAGTGAATCTTGCGAATCGCTAATAAACTGCTGCAGCTTGCCTTGATCTTGCTTGAACAAACTGGCGAAATCCATTTTGAAAGCTTCTTGCAACCTTTCATCTCTTGCCTCAATAGTTGCTAAATTTTCTTGATCCAGCCTATTTCTTTCGGCAAGGTTTAATAACTCTTCCCGCTGCCTTTCAGCAACGTTTGCATTTATATTTGCTACAACATCTTCATGATTGAATTTAATTCTAAGCAGCTCGCGTTCAAGGTCATTTGACGCATTGCGTAAGTTAATTTCACGCTGCAATTGTTTCGCAATACGTTCACCGGCGGCTAATTGATCTTT